TTCATACATCCTACTCACCTCCTAACGAATCAAGCACAAGGCTGTTTACGGTCTGCCTAAGCTCCTCATTCTGTTGCTTAAGCTCTGCAATCTGCTCCGCTTGTGAAGGAATCCTCTCAGCCTTCTCTTCTCCTACACGGACAAACTGCAGCTCTCCTTTTTCATCTCGCATTTCCTTCATTTTGAGATTGTAAAAAGCCCCCTCTTTGTAAATGCAAGGCTCTTTTAAATCCCACATCGAGGATTCCATGGCGTATGCGGTAGCACCATAAATTGCTCTTGCTCCCATGTCTGCCTCAGTAGGGCTGTCAAAAATCGTGATAGCCATTACCTCATGCTCTGCCGTGTCCTTGTTCGGCAGAATCAACGCAAAATCTCGTTTCATGCTTCTTCTCCTTCCTTTTTGGGTAAATTAAAAAAGGAACTCCAATAAGGAATCCCTTTCAAGTACATTGTTTTATTGTTAGGCAGTTTAGCTTCCGTCATTCATGCTACTGCCCCATGCGATGTAGATACATCCGGTGCCACCTTTTCCGCCTTTTGAGCCGCGGTCTTTACCGCCGCCTCCGCCACCGCCTAAGCCATCAGTACCATCAGCCCCAATTTGAAACCGTTGGTTTTTATCGTATTTCCAACCATTTCCGCCACCACCGGCTCCGCCATCTGCTCCACCACCGCCGCCACCGCCGGAGTATAGAACACCATTAAAGCCAAGTGTACTTGTATGCTGTCCGGTTCCTCCTCTGGCATAACTTGCATTACCTCTTCTTGATGTGTTGCTTCCTTGAACTCCATCAGAACCATTTGAACCGCCAGGAGCACCTGCTCCGAGTCCGTTTAGGAAAGACCCTCCTCCTCCGGAACCGCCATTTCCGCCTTCGGATGGGGCATCATAGCTCGCATCGTTATTCGATGCCCTTCCGCATTCAACAGATATATTCCCTAATTTTGTATTGAATCCTGCATTAAACCCAAAACCGTTATTGTAGACAAAGGAATTAACTATAGGAACAACCCATGGTATCTGCTGTCCGGGCGTAACATCCATATAGCCAGTAGTGAAGTATCCACCTCCACCGCCTCCTGCAGCTCCCACAGATGCGTTACCGCCCCCTTTTCCACCATGCCCAACAAGGATATAACGGATTCTTCGCACTCCTTCTGGAACTATCCATGTTCCTGCTCCTGCGCCGAAAGTGACAGAACCACTGATACCGGTTACATTTATCATGAATGACACTTTTCCGTCATCATACCATCTGCCATTGTTAGTGGCGACATAGTTAAATGCCCTTATATACCACACTCCCTCTGGTAATGGCTGTGTAACTAGATGAGTGTCTCCGCTAGCATACTGAGTATCAGAGTCATAAACACTGTTAGGCATCCTCCCTTTCTTGAATACAAAAAAAGTACCGCTCCACAAGCCCTTAGTAGGTCTAGCCCATGTAAGCCGGACTTGCTTATGCGCATACATGGTCGCACTAAAATTTGTGATAGAGGCTATTCCAAAGGCTTCTATGGCCATTTTTTTCAGTAGCTCCTTGGAGATGGTTACTTCTGAATTTTTCCCATCTCCATAGTTAGTCCTAGGATTGCTCACGGATTTCTTATAGTTACCGGCAGGAAGAGGCAGGCTCATTACTGCTCCTGCATTTGAAAAAGGTGTGCTGTCTCCTAGGACTGCTGCCGTTCCTCTGTTCTTCCCTCCTGCTCCCCCAAGCGGTATAAATACTTCACTCATTACTTGACTCCTTTCAGCTTTACTTTAAATGTACGGCTAGGCTTCTCTGATTTACTGTAAAAAGTTACATACCCATCACTAACTTCCGCACTGGTGATTAATCCGGCCATTTCGTCCCATGTCTCTATCTCTTCTAAAGTGTTGTCCTTTGTGTAGGCCTTTCCCATTGTTACAGAGTCTGTAGCCTTGACTGTTGGGACAGATACCTTTTGGCTATATGGTGCAGAAGTGCTCCAGGCATTAGCCGGAATAGTTACGATTGTTTCCTGATACAGTGCGTTCACGCTCTTTGTGATGGCGTTTACATCGTTTGCCCCGAAGGGAGTGCCCTCCTGCGTGTAGGATGTTGCATCAGTGAGAGATACTGTTCCGTCACTGTTATTCTCCATACGGAACTTCCTCTTTGCATACATGGCATCCTGGTAGTCTGTTTTTAGGCTCATACAAGCTCTCCTTTCGTTCCTAATTTAAAAGATAACCTACGCATTCCTTCCTCTCGTCCTATAAAATTCTGATAGATAAGGAGACAAGCGTTTTCTATTCGGTTAAGTTCGTCCCAAGTGATAAAGGGCTGGTTATCGTAGAAGGTCTGCCTCTCTCCGATAGCAAAAGGGAAGGTAGCGGAGCAGATTCTATCAAGGTTAGATTCAAAAGCGTTTATCTCATCGGCATAGAATCCGTAGTCTTGATAGCTTTTATCCGCCCCCATTTCTGTAAAAGGAAAATCCGACCAAAGTGCTACTGCCTTCTGCCGGATCTCATTGATATTTCCCTTTATTCGGTTATAGTCTTCAACATTGAAAAAGTCTGTACTCTTCCAGTCTGTCTTAGGTGTCTTCCACAAAAGAAACCTCCCTTCTTGCCTTTATGCTTCCGGATAAAGCACCGTTATAGTTCAAAGTGTGGTCATAAACCCGAAGCATTAGCTTATCTACATATTTATTCTCAAGATACAGTAAGTCGTTCGCCATTAACCTTGGTTCTCCTCTATAGGTAAGGCTGTACTCTCTGTCCGCTTTTAAGTAGTTCCCTACCCAATCTAATACATCGGTAGCAAGGGCAGTGTCCGATATCAAAGGATTCTTCCATTTCTCCCTCTTACCGGATGGATTCAGTTCCTTCTCCATAGTATAGGTCTTTATCAGGTACTCCTTGCCGTTGACCTTTACTTCTCCTCCTGATCCGGAGTATGAGAAGCGGAGGAAGTAAGCTCCTGCCTCTAACACAGATACCGTTCCGGAAGAGGCTTGTACTGTGCAGCCATAGGAAGGATTGCTAAACTCTGCAAGATATTCTCCCGGATTAGTGCACTCTACCTTAGCAAGCTCCTTTTCTCCCTCTGTGCTGTCAAGGTATTCTGTCCTTGTAAGCTCCAAGGTCTTTACAGATTGAAGCTGGGTGCCTAGAGGCGTTTTGGTTAGTTCTCTTCCGTAGCTTAATTCGTAGTCCGTAACATTTCCAAAGCTTACCTTATTAAGGACTGCCCTACCTCCCGTCTTTGATGGCTCCTTTTCGTAGATGATCATTCTGTTAAAAGGCACAAACTCGTGGGATATGATGAAGTCCACTCTATCTACATCAAAGCTTAACTCTTCCACGGTCTTGCCGTTGGCCTGTGTCTCTATTCCTATCTTGCTCGGATAGGTTCTGCCAAACTGCAGCTGCATACCGAAACAAGCAAAAACTGCTTCGGTATCAATTACTACTTGCATAGCAGTACGATCAACATAACCGATGTCTGCCTTGCCACTTCTCGGAAGAAACAAAGTCGTGCCGTCTACCTTCGTGTAATTCCCGTTTGTAAGGGAGTATTCTTTAATAGGCAGATTCTCAAGAATCCTTGTACCGTTAGAGAAATAAGGCTCCCTAGCTACTGTACTGGTCATCCTCGGAACGAAGGAAGAGCGAATCACAATCTTTCCTTTTTCGTCCTGATACAAAAGGCATCTTCCTGCATTGGAAAGAAGTTGTAGGGCTTCTCTATGAGATACCACAGGAATAGGATTCTTTATCTTTACAGACTTTAGGTATTCATCAATATAAAATTCTCTCGGGTCCACTCCTGCATCGGTAAGGACATCAAGGCAAAGGTCATAAATACTTATCCCTTGAGGGTAAAACTTCCCCTTTCTATACTTACCTATAAGACCGGACAGGAAGTCTATCGCTGTGAAACTCATTTTGTCATCGTCAGCCGACCACTCTTTAAGCTTCAAAGTCCCTACTTGCAACCATTCAATCCTGTCCGCAACCTCCTGCCCAAGGAAAGCTTGCACCTTCTGGCCGAGCTCCAAGAAGTTCACGGTACTTTTTTCGTTTTCTATATCGTAAGCTCTGTCTTTATTGTTTACACTTAGCCTAAAGTCGATTGTAGGTAGCGCCTCCATAATAGGGCTAATATGCTCTTTTTTACTGGCCGATAGGATGTTCCGTTCGTTAAAGTAAATACCTATGCCCATGATGATTTCATGGATGTGTAAGCGACCATGTCCATTTACCATTTTATTTGGGATGATGGATAGTGTCGTAGTGCCTTTAAAAACTTCGTCACAGACATACTTGCTTTTAGTGTTCCCTGTTACATCCTTAAAGCTTTGGTCTGTAACTATTGTAAATTCCTCCGGATAGGTTTTTCCGAAGTCTATAGTGACTCCTCTTAAATCCACCGGCACAGGGAAGATAAAATCTATAATCCCTTTTATCTCCCTTGATACAATTCCCTGATTTAGAACGCAGTCCGACTTCTCCCTCGGAAGGAAATACATCCGTCCGTCTACGGAACTATAGTTTTGCTCCGTAGTGGCGTATAGGGCATCTACAACATAGTTATTAAGAGGCTTTTCCAGATTGCTAAAGTAAGCCGTCTCAGAACTCACTTTAGCACTGCCCTGTGCCTCTTGGTTAATAACTCCAATATTTACCCTCATTAGGGTATGCCCCCGGAGGGGCTTTTTCATTTCTTCTTTGTATGCACTTGTTACTTGAAGCATAGCCCCTCCCGGTTAATTGATTCCGCAGTCTACAATATTTACCTTGCAATCCCGATACATGGTAGGCAGTCCTGCCTTATCGAAAGCTATCGGCGTGGCCGTTCTATTGCCCGGATACATCCGTATAGTCAGAAAACGGTTATGGACCATATCAGGGATTTTAGCGACCACTACGAACTTATCAAACTCCTGCAGCATATCCGCCCAAGTCTTGGCATCTAAGCTTTTCCACTGCAAGGAGTCAAACTTGTACTGGTCTCTTCCTACCTTCTGGCCAACGAACTCGCCTTTAGCATTCTTTCCGGCTGATACATTGGTGGCAACCACAAGATTGCCGCCAATGTCCGGAGCAGGAAATTCTTTTCCGTTTATTGTTATCGTTGCCATATTACCCCCTTAAGCTGTAGCCGCTTCGGCCTTCCAAATCGGTTAGCCTTTGCTTTATCTCTCTTACATCCACATAGACTGTTAGATCCATAGCTTCAATCTGCTCAGAGATTCTGGATAAGAAAGAAAGCATCTTTTCAAAGTGTTCTACAGAAAGCCCGGGATTAGACGCCATAGACACCGCCCGATTAAGTAGCTCCTCCAGTTTGTTCTCCGGAGCAACAACTTCTCCGTAGTGCCGGTTATCTCCAATCATGGCGAGCTGTGGAGTGTTAGCTCTAACAAAGCCACCTTCCGCAAGCTTTGGAATGGAAACCGTAGGGACGGTAGGAATACTTAGACCGAAACTATTTCCACCTATCTCAGGTATCCAATCGGGAAGTTCAAAGCTGATAGAGTTCAAAGAATTAATCATGCTATTAATAGCCTTGATTACTCCGTTAGCCATGGACTCCACACCGCCAAGGATAGAGTTGATAACCCCTTTGATTCCTCCCCACATACCTTCAAATATAGAAACAGTGGTAGTCTTCAAATTCGTCCAAACCTTTTCCCAGTTTTCCTTTATTGTATTTAAGACAGTGGAGATTCCATTCTTAATGGCTTCCATCTTCTCGCTAAGCGCAGACTTAATACCGTCAAAAATGTGTTTAAAGAAATCAGATATCGCTTTCCAGACAGCTTCCCAATTCTTTTTCATCATGTTGAGCATACCGGTAAGCCTTGCCTGCATTACATTTAACATTGTCTCCAAGATACCTGTTATAGCTCTCCATACACCGTCAAATATAGCCTTAATGCCATTCCATGCTCTGTCCCAGTCTCCTGTAAGCACGCCAATAATAAAATCCATAAGACCGCCAAGAGCAGTCAGGACGCCGTCAATTACCTTTCCTACTCCATCAAGGAATGCGAAGAAGCAATTTACGGCGATATCCAATGCCATACCAATTTGCTGTACCGCAACGCCAGTGAACCAAACAATAAAAGGCTCGATAACAGTAGTCCAAGCTACCTGTATACATTCCGATATTTTTCCGAAAACTTCTTCGAATTTCGGCATGAGAGGCGCAATGACATTGTCCTTAAAATCTGTGAACTTGTCTGCCGCTTTCTGAACTATCGGAAGAATGTAAGTGCCAAAGGACTCTAAAAATTTGTCCCCCACAGCAACAATGGTTTCTTTCATCAAGGTGAATAGCGGGTGAACTGAATTGTCATAGATGCTTGTGATCGTGTCGCCATACATGTGGAATATTTCAGCCAAGTCATTAAAAACCTGCATTACCGGTTCAGATAGTGCATTATAGGTTTCAATAATCCGGTCTTTTAACTCCACAACAGGAGTCAGAATCACATCTATGGAGTCACGGAAAAAGCTTTCTGAAACCACAAGGAAGGTTCCCAATATATCCGAAACAATGCTAATGATGTCTGCCCCTATCTGCTTAAAGTTATCTCCTTGAAGCACGGAAAAGATATCAGCTATGGCTACTGCGAAGTTCGCTTGAATGTCTGCTATATCTCCTTCAATATCAAACATCTTCACAATGAATTTCTTAATGCGTTCTGTGTTCTGAGCAAGATATTTCTCAACTGATCCACTTAAGAAATCTACAAAGGTAAGCCCGATACTTACTCCTGCGCCCGCAATTTTCCCTAGGTCAACTGCTACCCTGTCAGCAAAGGTATTGGCTGCATTAAGCACTTCACTTGATGTAAAAATGTTTACAAGACTTTCTCCAATCCCTTTAAGGTTCTCTTTGATGGAATCGAGTACAGATGTGTCTTTTAAACCTTCCCAGAATCCGGACATAAAGAGATTCTTTAACTCATTGAACCTATCAATCATGCCCTGCAGGTGTTCATTGATTTTGGCAGTTCCTTCCTCCATCGCTCCGGTATCGAAGGACTCCATAGGGAAGTCTGCACCGCCTCCGCCACCTTCTCCACCGCCTCCACCTCCGGAGGAATCGCTCTGATCAGGAAGGATATTGAGTTCGTCAATGCCTGTCGTTGCACTCTTGATATCTTTAGCCGCCTTTTTAGCCGCCCCTCCTGCACCGCCCAAAGCGCCGCTTGCTTTATCCGCGCTCTTTGCTACCGCATCCGTTCCGGCTGTTACGCCTTTAGGATTGATAGCAAGCTTTGCAGTGCCGCCAAGCATGGAGAAGAAGCTTCTTAAAGCGCTTATGGCGGTTAGGATTCTACCAATTAGGATATTCAGCATTCTTACTACAGGACTAAGCACGGCAATGAGGCCGCTACCTATGGCGGCTTTAAGGCTGTCGAATTGCAAGGACAAAAGCCTTACCTGATTAGCCCAACCGTCCGATGTCCTCATGAAGTCGCCTTGTGCAGCAGAAAGCTGGTCTTGCACGAATTTAAACCGAAGCGCCACCTTCTCCGCTTCGGACATAGACTTAGTAGTCTTACCGAAACCGTTGGCCATAGCAAAGGCATCCAGTGCGGTCTGTGTCATTACTACACCTAAAGACTTAAGGCTTTCCGTCTCTCCGGTAAACACAGATTTAAGCTTTGTATAGGCCTCATCCTGACTCATGTTGTAGAAAGATGCCACATCCCCCGCAAGGCCTGTTAAAGCGGTAGCCATGTCATAGGCTTGTCCCTCGGAGAAGCCAAAAGCTTTTCCCATAGCGCCAAAGGTACCTGTAAAGTTCTTGGCCATTGTCTCAGATAGACCAAACTGCGCTGCAGCATTCCTTGCAAAATTATCTATCTGTTTATTCATTGTAGGAAAGACGGTATCTACTACGTTCTGCACCTCGGAAAGGTCGGAGCTTAATTCTATGCATTCCTTACCGAAAGAGATTAGCTTTCCGACCGCGAAGGCTCCGGCAAGCATTTTACCGGCTTTCGTAGCAAGTCTCGTTATGCTGTTTAGTCCAGCCTCAAAATCGCCCTTATTAAGGACTAAGTCAAGGCTTACCTGCCCTACGCTATCTCCCATTTATCCTCCTTTCCTACGATAAAAGCGAAAACAAGCTGGCTTCCAGCTTTCTCATTTCCGCTGCGTATTCTTCTTCTGTCATTCTTTCGCTCTGTTTTGCACGCCAGTCGTCGTAAATCTTCTTTTGGTACGAAGAAAATCGTTTGATGGTCTCCTGATCTGTCTCACTTCGGATTGCTACTACCTTACCAAGGGCAGTGTCCGCGGATAGACCGGATAAAAGGGCAGAAAACTCTGCCCAGTCAACCGTCTTAAAGTCCTTCGTAGATAAACGAAGGCCGTACTGTGACAGGAAGCTGGAAACTATCAAGTCCCAGTCTTCAAACAGGTCATAGTACGGCTCATTACTCTTTTTCTTGCTTCTCTCCTGTGATTAGCTCTACAGCGGCCTTAATCACCACAATCAGGTCATCAAAGCTAAGCTTAAGCTTTGCAAGCTTCTCTCTGGATTCCTCCGGGAACAAAGTCTCGTAAGCTTCATTTACTTCCTTCGCTCCTGCATCACCACCCATAAACTGGAGCACCTTCAACATGGAAGGCGCATCACTGTTTACTTCAATCTCTTTCCCCTTGATGATTAAGCAGCTGTTCTCTTCAAAGTTCAGCCTGTCCGTAATATCAATCTTCTTCATGGATTAACCTCCGATTCCGGGTGTAGCCGGTGCTGGGGTAATAGTCGGCTTACCGTAGCACTCCGCATCGAACTCCAAAGCGTCGATTCCTGTGGTATCTCCACCGCCCGGTGTGGTTACGTTGATAACTACGGGACAGGTAAGCTTTGCGCCGGACACCATAGTCCACTCAAACTGAGTCATTACATCGGGTCCAAACTTCCAAGCAAGGTCTGCGATATAGTCGTTTGCCTTGTCTCCTACGCATCTTTTTCCTTTAAACTTAAAGGACATCTTCTTACCGGTCATAGCCGCCTTAGACCAGCCCTCCGCATCCATCGCAAACCAGTTCTCTACGGTACCGTCGATGGTGGGCGCAAAGTTCTCAAGGTCTTTTGGTGTCGCCATGTCCTGCGGCTTACTGTCCATGCCCTTAAGGCCGAACTTAAACTGATTAGAATGCACCGGATATACTTTTCCTGCTACTTCGCTCATAATCATTTCCTTTCATAAATCACATCAATCCAGATAACGAACTCATAGACGCCGCTATCGTCAGTTCCTACGTCTTGTGGTTCCGGTACTGCCAAGGATAGGTAACGAACCACGGTATCGCCTATCTGAAATGCTTTGTCTTTCGATTGTAAAAATTGAAAAAGCTTTATGGCTGCGTCTTCCGTTTCCACAAAGCTTTTATTCCAATGGATTAACAAGGATATCGGAGAAATGCCGTAGCTTGTATGCTCTAAGCCTCCTAAGGCCTTGATAGGCGTACCGCTGGACTTCCTATGGTAGATTCCAAGGGATTTCTCCTTTTTATTATCCAGTTTCCCAATATAAACCTGCTTAAAAAGGTCGCTGTCCTTAATTAGCTGCTGAATTCCTTTCAGCGGTAGCACTAAACATCCCCCCTCTCCTTGTAAAACTTCATGAAGGCATTCTTTGCAAAGTCTTCCTTCTCTCCGCCCTTCTCCCAGTCCTCGAACCATTGCCCTTTAGCATTGGGGTTTTCGGATGTATCGAAGTTAAATTCCGGATGATAGTAAAGCCTTCTTGCATATGGCGTAGAGTGTACAAGTCTTACCACACCTCTATCCGCATCAGAATCATCTACAAAGGCAGCTTCGTTCTGCAAATTACCGGTTTTAAAGGGTACTACTTGGCTTTGCACCACATCGCTATGCACGGCCTCTCCCGTCATGGCAAGGGCAGTTACAGCCGCCTTAGAAAGCTGTTGTATCCTCGGAAAGTTCATTTTCACTGTGCTGTTGACCTTCATTACTTTACCTCCAGCTTGCAATAATTCACCGTCCCGTCAGGATTCCTTGCTTTCATACCGTGAACGATTTCTCTTTCTTCGGAAAAAACCGTTACAGTTCCTCCGGATAGGCTAGGGAAGTTTTCTGCTATATCCCCAGGGAAGTAGGCCGTTCCGGTACACTCCACAAGCTTCTTTTCTTCTGTAAAAATGGTTTTTACGCTATCTTGGAAATTGCAAAGAAGGCTTAAATCAAGAGAGCGTTCAGGCTCTCCGTCTTCCGTTATCCCTTCTCCGGTTAAATGCACCGCGATAGGAACCTTACAAAGGTTTTTGGGAACTAAACAAGGATACTTCATACTTCCTCCTATATCGCCTTACAGCACAGCCCTGTTTGGCAGAGCAAAGCGTAAAGGGAGCGACTGATTGTCACCCCCATTTCTACCATTACCTTCTCGCTGGAAGATAACTTCACGCTTGCTCCGTTAAGGCTATACTCGCTTAGCGGCGATTCTAAAAACTCCGCGTTATCGTGCTTAAAAAGGGCGAGCTCTCCAGCTACCTCTTCGATAATCTCTTTTTGAAAGTCAGTGAGATGCCCAAACCCAATTCCACGAATGCGGTTATAGCTTAAAGTATCAATGTCCCTACTTGCCCTGTTTAAAAGTTCGTCTATCTTGTTCTCCGGAACTTGTGTACCGTACCTCTCAATAAACTTTGTTTTATCCAGGTAAGGAATCATCTTAGTTACCTCCGTCCTCTACGGTTTCAACCCCTTTATTCTTCCCTTTTCCTTGGGACTGGGCTTTCTGCAGTTCTGCTTCAAGGGCTTCCAGCTTCTCCTGAAGCGCTGCATACTCTTCATAGGACACAGTCTTGCCGGCTCCTGCCTCTACAATATCCCCATCATCGTTGAAGATGTCAAATCCTTGTCCGAGGTAAAATCCCTTCTGAGATTCCTCAATGGTGTATTCTTTATTCTCTTTTACTGCTCTCACTCTCCACCTCCTTAGTGCTTAGTTACGTGCATAGCACATCCAGCAACCTTTCTCTCAATTAAGAAGAGATCCCAGTAGTTTCGATTCTGGTAAAGGTATCCGTCTGCGGTTCTGGAATCCGTTCCAGGAGTGAAAAGAGAAATGTAAGCATACTTGTCTCTTGCCACTACACAAGAAGGATGAACCAGAATGAAATTAATCTGATCTGCATCGGCAGCGGCCACACATCCGTTAGTGAAGTTGTACTTGGTCTTCAAGCGTCCGGAAGGAACCATCTTCACTGTTACCTCGTCCAGGCCGTGAATGCTTCTGTTTACGGCGTTGGAGCTGTTTACCGTAATCATTCGCTGGATACCATCCGCTTCCTTTAACAGCTTGTTTACTGCCGGAGTAACATAGAGGATTCTGCCGTCTACAGGCACTCCTGCGTCATCCATCTTGGACATTTCCTCATCGAATACAGCCAGGATGTTCTGTGCAGTAAGTACGGTAGTACTGTCGATTCGTCCGTGGAAATTGGTAAGCTCTGTGTGAAGCTTAGAGAAGTTGTAGCAGTCCTTCTCAGGAATAGCCTGCTCATTCTCGAAAGTGTTCTGGATATTCGCAACGGACAAGGCAAGGTTTGTCTCATCGATATCCATAGGATCCACGAAGAACTCAATATCTCTATCGTGGGCAAGCTTCTTAGGCTCCCAGTCATTAGAGATAGTGCCGGCATTGAAACCTGCGGTTCTTGTGTGGTCCTTATAGCCGGACAAAGTGAGGCGAGGAAGCTTAATGGTCTGCGCATTAAGGAAGGTAATCTGCGGATTACTGTGCAGTAATGCATCAGAGCAAAGCTCCTTCTCATACTTCTGTGCCAAAAACTGTGTAAACTGTTCTGCGTACTGATATACTGCCATAATTAAATTTCCTTTCTCCTGTTTAGGATTAACTTAGTCCGAAGGCTTTCCTTAATGCCTCCGATTCATTCTCATTTTTGCTTCCGCCGTTTGCACCTACGGCTTGGAACCCTGTAGCCTTGGTATT